ATTATATTCCTTGCCAAGAATAGTTCTCAGGTGGATCGAGCCATTCAAGAGATACTAGAATCGATCAAGAATGGAGACATCTAGACTCAGCGCCTACTACCTGATTGCTTGCGACAGAGTCCACCAAGTGGTGGATGAATTGTACGAGACCCTTCATAACGAGAAAGGAGAACCGATTCAGATTTCTGAGGCGGTCATCGATATCGTGGCCAAAAGTCGGAAGGAGATTTATGAAGAATTGGATATGATCAAATCAATCGTCGCAGAATATGAAGCTTTACAAAGTAGAGGTAACAACGGAGATGATCCGAAAGGCTGAGGAGAAGTCCAAGCTGCACGGAGACATCAAGAACAGCATACGCCGAGGCGATGGAAACATGGCCGCTTACATAGGCGAAGAGATGGCACTGAAGTTTCTCAGTGACGTCAAGGAGAAGAACACCTACGATTACGACATGATTCGGTTCCCCAATACACCATGGGAGCACACGATCGATGTCAAGACCAAAGAGAGAGGGGTGAGTAAAGCAGGCAAGGCCTACGTCCCTAGGGGTCACTACTCCGTCCACGTAACAGAGGCATCACTGCACCAGAGGGTAGACACATACGTGTTCGCACAAGTGAACCGAGTCAAAGAAGGATATGAGGGGTGGATCCTAGGCTGGATGGATCGAGACGAATACCTCAAGAAAGCAGAGGTTGTGAAGGAGGGTCAGCCAGATGAGTATGGTAAGCCAGAAACAGCCGATGCTAGAAAAATGAAGATCTCAGAGATCATTCACTATTGATCTAGTTTTATTATCTTTATATCGTTACACGGGTTAGTTGTCTGTGGAACTTCGCAATCGTCGAGAGGGGACTTCGGTCCCCTTTCTTTTTATCCTCGAAGGCGATCGTTCTCCTTCTCAAGGAACTCCAGACGCACCTTGTATTCAGCGAGCTCTGTCATCACAGCTGCGAGCCTATCAGACACTTCGTTCTTCTCTTTATATGCTTGCTCAAGCTTTTCCTCAAGCACGGCAACACGCTCTCTCAAATCGTCTCTAAATAGCGTTTGCTCGCCCTTATCCTCTTTGCGCTCTTGGTGTTTGAGCTTGAGTCTGCTCTGGTAAAACTGCCAAGCCCCAGCAGAGCCGAGGACAGTTACGATTGTGATGATTGTTTGAGGATCCATTATCTCCTGTAAAACTCTTCGTTAGAAACACGATACAAATTCCAGATGCTCATCCCACAGATCAGGATCCATCCCAAGTGTGAGCCTTGCATCATCCCTGCCGTCGTGTAGTTGGCGACAGTGGCGATTGAAATAATAGATGCGATTTGAACTGCGATCTTGCGCATAAAAAGCCTGCCGTCCCACAGGGCACAGTAGACTTGGAAACCACCAGCCAGATGCGCTGCGATCTGCAACAACACCCAAGGGTTACCTAGTTCGAACATAGCGAACGGGAGAATAGACATGTGCAGCACACCGATCATGAGTTCGTTGGACTCAGAGTCAGTGTATTTCATGATGGCTTTGGCTCTTGCAAGTCCTTTCTTGTCTCGTAGTGGCATTAGATCTCAGTTTTTTTGTATCCAGCTCTGTTGAACAACCAGAGCGATGGGCAGAACCGAATCCACACCGCAACCTGCAGCATGACGACCACAAACAGAACACCTCCCCAAGACTGGTATGCAGCTGAGAGCAACAGTACCACGGACATGAGGAGGTAGACCATGCGAATAGAACTCCACTCTTTCATCAGATCATCTTGTTAAATTCCATGAAAGCCCACACGAGCTTCTTCCAGAATAGTTTGAGTCGGTTCTTCATCTCTTGCTTCTAAATCCTTTTAGTGCCTTCTTGACGGCCTTGAGGGAGCCACCGAACTTGTACTCACCCTTACCCACCTGCTTGATCATATCGAAGTGAGGCATGAGGATCTCGTTGAAATCACTGAGCTTGCTTTCAGGGAGTCCGATTGAAGTGAGCTTCGCGTCGATCTTAGACTTGACCTCGCTCAACATCTCTGGGGTTGGAGCAAAGCTTGCTGTTCCGTCAATCAGTCCAACCTCGTACTCCTCGATTCCAAACAGGTCTGCAAATGGCTTGGGTGTGCCACCGAAGTCATTCAGGGGGAGAAACTCCACCGATTCAGTAGACACCTTAGCCTTGCCGTTCTCAATGTATTTTATTGGGAACACGTAAGAGTCTGTGCTCAAGTCGTTTGCGCTACCGAACTTAACCTTAGCTCCCTTCGGCACTTCCTTGATGATCTGAACCATCGCTCTACCCCTAGATGCGGGAGAGGTGTTGTCCATCAATCCAACAATGGTATAGCCATCACCTTCCTTTGCGAGAGAGATGAAGTCGTTGGTGTCGTAGTCTCTGTAGCTGATATCAGAACCCTCCTTGTGTAGCTTGAAGTTACCAATTGAGTTAGGCGGTCCAGATACAGCTTTCTTAGATGGGTTCTTGATGAATTCTGCAGCGTCCTTGAGTCTTGAGTACTCAGATGGTTGCAGCTGTTTGGCGTTACCCTGAGCCAGATCCTCAAGGCTCTCTGATAGTCTTGCCCGTGCAGATGGAGACATCTTAACGATACCCTCTGCGTTGCTCAAGATTGCGTCACCAACATCGCCAGCCTCGTCGATTGCACCAATGATTTTGGAGATCGGTTTGATGTCTGATACTCTGACGAAGTCGGGCAGCGCGTTCTTCAGCATGGAAGCGTTTCCGGGAAGGAACGCGAGGCCTGCAGCCATGGCAAACTCAAGAGCACTATCCGACTCACCCATAGCCTTGATGTCACCCACGGGAGATAAGAACTCTGCAATGGGGTAGGAGGTCTCAATGGCTCCGCTAGGAAGCTCTTGCGTCTCTCTCAAGTACTTGGCGTCTTCACTGCTAAGCGGTTCTCCAAAGATCTTAGAGAATCCAACGTAGTCTCCAGCCGCTTGATCAAGAAGGGCAGCCTCTGGTGACGTGTATACGGGTGGCTGAATGGCCACTCGTGTGGTTGAGGCAGGGGCAGCAGAAGTAGGATCGCCCAAAGCCCTAAGCTCCCGACGCTGCTTGAGCTGCTTCAGCAACTCTACAGTTTCGGGGGGCAACTGACCCCCATCCTGATACCTCTTTACTCTCATTTTCTTGCTTTCTCGATGGTTCTACCAGCGAAATATGCACCGAATGCTGTTAGCATTAGGATCTCTAACAAAGATACGTAAGAATCCTTGACGTTAAATGGAAGCTGATCCAAGCTGTCGAGGACCATGGTCACCATGAACATGGCCATCAAACAGATAAGTGTCACAGGACGAATCAGTTTCGCCAACTTAACATCGCTACCCATGTCTGCCTTCCATCTCTCAGTCACGTTAGATTGGTAAGCCACCTCGGCATCAACGCGAGCTTGAATCTCTGCGGGATCAATGTCAGTAGTAGTATCCAAAAGACTCTTGACCACACCGAGGGCTCCTCGATCGGGCAACAAGTCTCCAGCTACATCAAGTACAGACGGTGCCTTATCCTTCAGCCACGCACCCAAGCCTGTGTCTTTAATTTTCTTTTCTTCTTTCATCGTGTAGGTCTTTCTGGTTTGGGAGGAGTAATCGGTTTGTATCGACCAATGAAGATCCCCTCTGCTTGCTTCTTGCTGACGCGAGTGTACTTCTGGATGGTTTCGATGATGGCTTTCTTGCTCACACCCAGTCTGTTAGCTGACATTGCGAACTCGTGCATCTCCTCCTGAGCTGCTCTGTAAGCATCACGAGCTTGATCAAAGTTCTTGTACTTCAATGAGTTAGCGTCATACAACTTCTCCTTGAACTCCACCATCTTGAATCCAAGTTGCTGATTTACATCAACTTCGTATGGCTTGAAGCCTGTGAGCTGGCCTCCGACCTCTTCAGGGCTACCGCCTGAGTTGTAGATCTTCCGAACAGATGTGAATGTACCCGGCTCGATAACCTCATACATGTAGGCCATGACGTCCTGCATCTGCTGAGTCTGAGGAGACTCTGGGTTGTAGATGGGCTTTCCGTAGTCGTTCACGTTTCTGCTCAAATTGATGAACCGCCTAGTCAAGATCTCCTCACCGAGGAAGGGCTCAATAACTGTGAACAAACCCTTTCCAAATGACTCGATGCTGTCCTCTCCTCTCATGAATGAGTTGGCGATCTTATCGAAGTGGCCATATGGATCTGAGGCAGAGATGTCGATGTAAGAGAACTTGCCATCCTCCATTGCGTAAGGGATGACACGTGAGTTCTGACTCCACGGGGCCATGAACTTCCTGAGATCCTCTTGTCTCTGGTCTTCACCCTCGTCATCCATAGCCCTTCCGACCACCCCCATGACGCCTGCGCCGACCGCTTTACCAAACATGCCCGTGACCGCAGCTTTACTAGCAGCGTAGCTTGATGCACCAGCAAGTCTCTGAGCACCAATCTTTCTTATCTCTGGGTTGTCTGACTTGATCTCTGAGATGCCCTGAGCCATGGTGTTCCATGCAACTCTGTATGACTCAGCTTGGAAGGACACGAAGTTCCCCATGAATGGGAATCGACGAATCATCTGGATGGCCTCTGGCACCCTGCTGTATGTGGGGTAGGTGTTCTTCACCAGCTCTGCCACATAGTTGTCCAGCTCAGCTGATTGCTCGGGAGTCAGTTGATCTGCCTCTACTCCAAACTGAGCCTTGGCGTAGCGGTTTCTCTCATTCTCGAATGCCACGATCTTAAAGAAGTCATCCTCTGCCTGATACAGATTCTCAGCTTTCTTCATACCCACACGGGCCTTACGCAAGAGGTTCTGACTTCTGCTCAGGTTCTCGTTGTTCATTCTGTTGGCCAAGGCATCATCCATGTTGGCATCCTTGAACATGTCTCTGATTTCACCGAGTGCAGCACTTTGCTTGACGATACCGAGCTCGATGTATCTGTTCATCCTGTCCTGCAGGGCTTGAGACCCACCCTTCATGTCCGCCTTGAGGGTTTGGTATGCGGTCTCCAGTTGCGTCAGGTCGTAGTGGCCGTTAGCCCACATGAATCCGAGGTTACCGATTACGTTCTTGGAGTGAGTTCCAATAGACCCGATAGTCTTAGCCCACTTCACGGTGCCGATGGCAGCCATGTACTTCTTCATGAAGCTACCCATCTGCTCTGGAACCTTATTGAACTCGGCAGCGATCTCAGGGGTGGTATACATACCGTTGAGCGGAGCCATAGCCTCGCTACCCTCTGATGCAATCTGCACTGAGTTAGGTCCTGTGGGCTTGTCGAACAACCACACACCCTTGCCGCTCTCTTTAACGGTGTTTAAGAACCGCGCCCCCTCAGCTGTCTGAGCCATCTTCAAAATCGAAGAGGCATAGTTCTGTGCAGGGTCAGTATACTCACCCATCAAAGCGAGGATCTCTTTGGGGATATCCTTTCTCTGCTTGAGGATGTTTGTGTTCTTGGTATCGCTAGCCGCAGAGGCAAACGCAGCAGCCTCGTTGGGGTCGAGGTACTTATTCATCAGCCCCTCCACTCTCTTCTCCAAGAATGCCTCGGCATCCAGACCCTCAGGGTTGAGCTCAGGGTTGAGGTAGTCGGTCATGGCCATAGCCCTGTTCTGCTCTCTCAAGAAGTTGCGAGCCTCGTTCTTGACCTCTTCACTAACCTTGTTCTTCCAGTCCTTGTTGGTGAACACCTCAAAGGATCTGGTCAGGTACTGACCGAGGTTTCCGATAACCTTATCTACTTGAGAATCAGGCACAACGCCTAAGTTGATTAAATCAATACTCAACCTGTCGATCTGGTTTCTCATCTCAAGAGCCAACCCAGCGAATTCGTCAGGCAACCGATTCAATCCCTCGCCACCACGCAGAGCGTCGTCGAAGTCAGCGAGCAACTGATTCTGATCTCCCTTATATCCCCTGAGGAGTCGGTTGAATTCACGGATGTTTTGCTGAGCAATGTTGGTTTGCTTAGAGATGTTGGCCTCTCTCTTCTCACGGGCAGCAAACATACTCTTGGGCATGAAGCTACGTGCTGAGAAGAAACGGCGACGAAGTCCGTCAAGCTTTGATCGGATGCCCTTACCCTTGACGTACACCCCTTCTTCCTCCAGCTTTCTTGCGTACTCCTCAGGGTTTACTTGGGGGCCCTGTGCTGGAGCTGGTTCACTTACAGGTTCTGCCGAAGGTGCTTCTTCAGATACTTCAGCTGCTGGCTCCTCGGCAACTGGCGCAGCTTCCGCAGGCTCCCCAGAGAGTTCGGCTTCTTTTCTTCTGACGTATTCGTCGTGTTCTCGTTGGAATTCTTCATCCTGTTCAAGTAAGTCGTTTATCTTTTGTTCTTGTTCTGGAGTCTGTGCTTCGTCAAGCAAGATCTGGTAGGCAGCATCCTGAGCGTCCTGACCTTCAAGCATGATGGTCTTGCCCTCGGCGTCTTTCAATGACACTCTTGTGACATTTCCTTCCTCGTCGTACTCAATGCCACGTTCAGGCAGATCCCTTTGAATACCGAATTCGTTGCCCTCGTACAAAATGGTGCCGTCAGGGGTCACCTCAATGTTGGACTTGTCTTCGCTGATATTTAGCTCTGAGATAGGCTTGTCCATCACCTCCTCTGCATTACCGAGATCAATGATTCGGTCCTCTGTCTCGACCACCACTCTATCCCCGTACTCCGTGTCTCTTCTGAGCTCACCACGAGTACCGTCTTCCAACACAACAATCCTTCCGAGCTGGTCTGCAACAGCTGGAGCCTCCGTTTCAGCCACATCTACGTCACCGTCATATCGTGCGTTGATGTTCTCAATCTGCTCGTCGATCTTGGCCAGTCTTCTCTTTGCAGTCTGCGTTCCCTTACCCTCAAGTTCTTGACGCTCAAGCTCCAAGTCCACCAGCATAGCTCTGTCTTGCTCGCTATACTCGTCAGGTATATCCTTGGAAATCACAGACTTACGCTTCTTCTTTTCAATCTCTGCTTGAAGCTCTGGGTCGTTGTCAACTTCAATATTTACCTGACTGATTTCATCATCTGACAAGTCTTCTACAAGTTCAGACGCTTGCTTCTTGCTGACCGCCCCACCGTTAACCTTGTAGGAGCCACGATCCTGAATGGCCGCTGAGGCCAAGGTGACTGGCGTACCAACGACACCAACGGATCCCTCCATCAAGGCCTCACCAATATCCACTGTCTGACCTGATGCTGTCTGAGCCAACAGTTCACCAGTAACACCAGTGGTCGCCTCACCTGCTGCGGTCTGAGTCACAACACGAGTCTGTGCCTTACCTGCAGCCTTAGCTGCCTTGGCGCTCCTAGAGAGAACAGCTCCACCGAAGCTGTCGACAAAGCCAATGGTTCCTGCACGAAGAGCTGATCTCTTGCGGATCTGACGAAGCTTAGACTCATCCATAAGGATGGGGGCTACGTTCTCGTAGGTGAATTCCTTGTCCCCCAACTCCTCTTTAAGGAAGTCAACGAATGACATGCCCATCTCTACGGTGGCACCAGCCATACCAAGTGCAGGCGTCAAGCTCAAACCAAATCCAGCAACAGCCCCAGCCCCAGAGGTGACTGGCGCAAGCGGTCCACCAGCCAAGCCCGCCGTAGCACCAGCTGCTGTTCCTGCAGACACCATGGCGAGCGCATTCTCAGCAGACTCCCTGTTCATCATGCCAGATGTTGAGCTAACCAACGTCTCCAGAAGTCCTTGAGGGTGTTCTGCCGAAGCAACGAGGAATCCCCAGACCCCTCCGCCGTTCAACTCTTGTGTAGCAGCAAAGGACTCGGCCTCGTCAGAGACACCGACTTCCCTCATACGGGCGTCATAGTCGTTTACTTGATTGACGAGAGACTGAATGGTCTCTTCTGTAGGGGTGATGTCCCCAATGGCCATAGAGAAAGAGAATGGGACGATATCCCCTGTAGCTTGCCCCTGACCCCACGCTCTAGCCGCGTCATCAAATACGTCTCCCAGAATTGGGATAGAGTTAACCATGTCCCCAAACGCCCCGTCAAGATACTGAGTCTCAGCACCTTCGATGGTTACGTCAAAGGCTGGTGTGGGGGATGCCCCTGCGTAGGTTAAGTAACTAGGCTCTACTGTAGCTGAACCCGAATCTCCACTCGGTTCTTGTTGACCCTGACTCGTATCTGAGGTAGACCCCGTAGAAGCCCCTTCCGAATCGGGTGCCAAGATAGGCTGTGCGGTTCTTGCCCCAAATTGAACGGGCGGAAGGTCCGCTTTGTCTTTTTTTTTTACGTTGAAGAACTGAGAGTAGAACTCATCAGGTGACTTCGTGTACAACCCCTGACCAGAGACCGCATCAAACAATGCCTTCTGAGATTCAGGTGTGGAGAACTGCATAGAGAACTCCTCGTAAGACTTGGTGTACAGCCCCTGCTCATTCAGGCCCTCGTAAAGACCCTTATGAGCTTGGCTGAATCCTTCTTTTTTATTTGGATCCGTCATTATTGTCCGATGTTATCAAACAGCCCTCCCTTAGGAGCGGGCGCTGCAGCAGCCTCTTGGATGATGTTCTGAGCCTCACCCTTGTCTCCGTAGACCAAGCCCTTCTGGAGCTTCTCGAAGGTGATTGTTTCGTCGTTGTACACCCGTCTGATGGCCTGAATGATCTGGTCAACCTTAGCCTTGTCGTTAGTTTGATCAAGCATGATGCTCTTGACCTTTGATCCATCGTAGTTGAGGTTCATCAGGGCGAGCTTTCCGTTGGGGAGGAAGACCAAGTCGCTGAGATTCAAGTCGAATTGCTCTGGCTCAAGCTTGGCGTCTCCAAGTTCGTACTCGATGTTGTCGATCTCGTAACGCAAGTCCTTAGCAGCCATGCTGTTCTTGTTGTCGACCTCTTCATAACGGGCCTTGAGTTCGTTGAGGAGTCGGTGCTCTTGTCCGAAGTTCGGGTTGTTGAGCTTGATGGCTTCAGTCTCTTTTGTGTTCTTGGCAAGGCTACCCAACGTGTATCTAGTGCCAACAAGTGATCCCTCCCTCATGTCGGCCACATTCATGACTCGTCCCATCTCGTCAAACGCGAGAAGCTGACCCTCTTTAAACAGTTCGCTTACGTTGAACTTGAAATCAGACTTGCTGTCGAACTCGTTTCGGAACACACGTGGACCCTTATCGCTTCCTCCATTAGGTTCTTCTTTCTCGACAACAAACTTCGAGGCCTCAACCATTTCGCTGATGAGGTCTTTGTTCTTGTTTTTGATGTAGTCCTTGTGAAGCTGGTATTCTGAGTTGTTTACATCTCCAGTGATG